CGTGCGGCGTATTTTCGACCTTGCGATTCTGGGGTTGGGAACAAGAGATATAGCGATGATGCTGAATGATGAAAGTGTTCCTGTTCCGAGCGTATATAACAAAGAAAATAAGGCGTATGGCAAGGAAACGACCTATACCATAGCTCCTGTGATCTTATGGGATAGTTCTCGCGTTTGGAAAATCCTCACGGCGTATGTGTACACCGGGGCGATGGTTTTGGGCAAAACCAAAACACTGATTTCCGGCAAAAGCATTATCAGAACAGTTCCCAAAGGGCAGCGGTACATTACAGAGGGAACCCATGAAGCAATCGTAAGTCGTGAAGAATTTGAAAAAGCGCAGCTTGTCATAAAGAGCAACAGCCATAAAGTGCTGATGGGCAGCGTGGACTTCCCGTTAAAAGGAAAAGTCCGCTGCGGAAATTGCAGACGAGTGATGGCGCACAATTTCAAACAGGCTGTTCCAACATTCTGGTGCAGAGAGGGCTTGGAACTGATTGGGCAGACCCAATGCACATCTGAGATATTTCAGGTCAGTGATATTGAAAGTGCCGTCTTTCAGACACTGAAAAGGGAACTCTCTCTGCTGGATTCCCTTTATGGTGATATTCAAAAGGAAGAGCAGGATTTGAAAGAGGCCCACAAAAAGGCAAACCGCCGCAAAACTCTGATGGAGCAGGAACTTAAAAACCTGAAAGGTGAGAAGATGCGGATGTATGAAGAATATGCAGCCGGAACACTCCCACTTGGTACCTACAAGCAGAAAAAACAGGAATGTGACAGACGAATTTCAGAGGTGCAAGAGCAAATCGAACAATTCAAAGCGGAAGAATCTGTCCAGAGCGTTGTTCCGGGAACCGTGCGCGCAGCGGCAGAGCAGGCTGAAAATTTTCTGAACGGAACGAGGCTCACGGCAGGTATGGTGTCGGCCTTTATCGAAAATGTCTTTGTGCATGATGGAGGGCGCATCGTGGTACGGTTCAAATATGAGCGGAGCATACAGGATACTGTAAAAGCACTGCACACAAGCTAAATTTGAGAGAGGACTGGGTTGTCCATGTTGGAACATCAAAGAGTGTGTTATAACATGGGCAACG